ATCTCAACCTCATCCTTGCTAATTGTAGCAATGAGGTTCCTGTGTAAGTATACACATGATACCTTACGTGATGGTGAGTACAACACCTCGGTGTTATCATTGCGCCAGTCCTTGCAATGTTTGACGGCGCTGATCATTTGTTGTTCGATCTTTCTCATTTGGATTCCTCCTTTTGTTGTGCTTTCTTGACAAGATTGTCACCGTATTTCTTTTGCTCTGCAATCAGAGAAGTAATACGTTCAGACAATGCATCATAGTTTGCAGCAAGGTTTGCGACCTTGATACACTTTTGAATCATCATCTTTTCCATCTCTTCACCAGCATTGTGGTACGTCCAGAACCAGCCCTCACCGTCCGTGAGTGTTGCTTCTTCGAGCACCTTGTCTTGCTTGGCTGATGTAGTCTCGAAGTCCCAGGACTTGTGACGTACAACATCAAGAGCATGATTCAGTTGGCAGATGTGACGCATTGCAGTGCATTGCTTTGCGTTGATCTTGCGCTTCTCGCTATGTGCGTCCCTGATCTTTACATCGTACGCAGTGTACTTAGGATCAGCTTGCTTGAGAGCGTAAGCCTGCATGTGGTCCATGATAATACATAGCCCCGCTCAGTGCGTGGGCAATACCTGGGCAAGGGTTCGCACCTTGCCACCCGCTTGAACGGATCAGGCTACAGCGCAGCGTGCATCGACACGTTGATTGCAGTATGTTTCAACAACAAACCAGACAGCTTTCTCCTTGCATTCTTGCATGGTCCAGAAGTCTGTAGTGTCTACGAGGTCAGCATATGTGAGTCCATATGTATCGAGTTCAGTCTCGATCTCGTCCTCGTACTTGTCAAAGAACTCGCACAGTTCTGATGAGTAGATGAAGTCGGAGACGCCAGCACTGCAGCCGTACTCAGCTACGTCCTTGATCTCGTCCATGTCATCGAAGCGCTCAGCCAGTGCGTCGAACATAGGTGACACGTTGTACATGTGATGTGTGTAGCAATGGAACATTGACACATAAGTGTCAGGCTCATGCCAGGCATTGCACCTGGCAGCGGGCTATGATCCCGTGAGCTGTGTCAAGCGTAGGTAGGCAGGACAGTGTAACTGGTACGTGCAGTGTCCAGCAGGTTGTGGTTGACCCAGAACCCGAGGGACATGTTAGGGTTAGCCATAAGGCTAGCGATAGCACGACGAGACACGTTCTTGTACTCGTACATGTTGCCGTTCTTGAACGACACAGTGGCTACGCCACGCAGCAGGTCAACGTGGACGAACTGGCAAGCAGCGGAGGTACGAGTTGCAGAATAAGTGAACATGAAATGTTGAAGCAATGTGAACAATGGCTGCGTCCATGTGGAGCAGCAAAGCCTGGTCAGGGACTCGAACCCTGGTGCACGCCGGTGCATGTCAGACACCCATGAGCATACTTGTATGCCGCCTGTGGGTCGGCGGCGACGGTGTAACCGTCACACAGTGTAACATACCCTAGCCGGCCAACTGGTCAAGCACCTCTAGGTCCTACGGTCTGCTGCAGATGACTGCACCTCGCCGTCGCAACGGAGTATGAAGTTGTCAAGGTTCGGAGGGTGAGTAACTGATGGTTGAAGATCGAGACTCTCCTCCCCCTTAACAGGGAGAGTCGAGATCAAGACCTTCAAATCAGTTATCTCTTTTTGAGTATAGCCCCTCTAGCCCCCAAATCACGGTGGACAATCGGCAAGGCTGCACACCACCCCATCAGATCCCAGTCGTAGCAACGGTTATCATCTTTGCTTATCGATGTTGTGCTGTCATATAACCGTAGGTTAAGCTGGCCGACAGATCGCGCAAAGTTGATACCCGCGTGTCACGCAGGCGCGGTAGTTAGATCGCCCGGCTAGCGCGGTAGAACGCAGCAAAACCCAGCAGATCCCAGTGGTGGCCTGGGGTTTGCCGGGCTAACCGTGCATACATGCCCCCCCCCAGGGGGTAGCTGCAGCCCGGCACATACGTTAATAGGCTTCACACATTTTTGTCAAAATTTATGACCTTGTATATGACGTAAGACACGGCTGACATCAGCACAACCAGCATCCATACGACTGACCAAACTATCATTATTGTTTATTTAAGTAGATCTGTTCTTTTTCATAGGGTTTATACCGGACATATTCGATTAAATCGTTTACATAGCCCGGTACATACGCCCTAACATCAAGACACGCTTGGAAACTAACTAAACTAGCAGTACAAACAGTTAAAAACCCTTCTAAATAGACAATAAAGCTTTTGATACCAATGGGAAACATTGTTTAACCAGCTCCAAACATTGATCTGCAATAATTTTATGTTCGTGTTGTGTACCGTTAGCGCATCTTAAATCAGTATAATGGATCCAAGACCGCAACGTACCGTTCATATACAGCTTTGTAGGAGCTGACAACGGCAACACTTCACGTGCACACTCTTTAGCTATACCCGCTGCAAGCATTTCGTTGTATAGACCGTAAGAAAGATCATACACTTGCTGTGCTTTAATTTGAAAGTCCTGAGAGGTATAAGGATCTACATCATCAATACTTGACTGTCTATTTTTATCATCTTGACGACGAACAACAAGAGCATCAGGTTTAGCGGTTACCTCAGCATAACGCTGTGAAAACTCTTGGAAACTAAAACTACGATGCCTTAGAATTTGAGCTGCAATACTACGTGTTGTATCAATTTCTACACACATGTTCACCATTTCAAACGGTGACCAATGTTTATGTTTAATAAGGTATTTAATCAATCTAGCACTGGTCTCAGTGTTGTTTTGATTGTTTGGATTAGATACCCTTGCCATATAAGCTACGAGTTCGTCACCTTTAGGAGTTGAATGAATTAGTTTAACAGTGTGGGACATACAGTAGTATAGATGACATCAAGATTATTTATAAAAAAGTAAATAAAAAAGATGTCTAAGATTCAGTAAGTAAAGGGGGATCCGAAGATCCCCGATCACAGGAGGTCCACCCTTCCCCCTGTATAAGGCAGGGACCGGTCTAAACCCAGTTGTGGACACGGTTTCCATTCATGCCTCTAGACTGTTGTCTTTGTTGTTTATTCATGCCAAAGGCAAGGTGGTCTGTAGCAGCTTGAGGGTCTTCTATAAAGCCTTCTAGCATGTCGTTCCATTCTTCACGACGCCTATCTACGATTGCCTGTTGAGCTGAAATAGAAAGGATGTCTGTAAAGTATTTAACACCTTGTGCTAGGGCGTCTATACGGTCATCGTGGCGTACTGCACCTTTTTCCCGACACATACGGCTCATTTGGTAAAAAAGCATGTATTGTAGGCGTTTTTCAGGAGCTGTATCCGGGTTTGACTTATAATCCCATTCTATAACAGACTTATCAATACATAACTTGTGCTGATTTAGTACAGGCTCTAGTGTATCGATGATTCGGTCTTCTTTACGAACGTTAGCGCGGGTTTCTTCGATAGCCACGGCATATTTTGTTTGTGCCATGTGCTTTCTAAACAACTCGGCTACAATGCCGTCACCAAAATTACTTTCAATTAACAAAGATGTAGCTTTGTATTTTTTACAACCTTTTAAAATGTCCAGTAACGTGTTGTCGCTGTATCCGTCTCGATAAGCACGCATTTCGTGCAAGTACAAAATACCGTTTCGTTGGCTGAGATAAGCTGCAGTTGTTTCATCCGATCCACGACCCGACGGGTCAACCGAGCAGATTGTTTCGTCGTAAGCACCCCATTCTCCTTGTTGTTGCATTGGACTGTAGAAATAATCTCCAGGTAGTCCGACAGTCGGGAGTTCTTTGATACAGTTTCTGGGGTCTGAGCACCAGACAACGTTTTCTGGGGCGTCAGTAGGGTTAACGCTAGTGACGATAAGATCAGCCATTTTGAGGGGGAACTTTTCAGCGTCACTGAGAGATGTGTCCAGCATGAACTGCAACATAAAGTTGCTGCGTCCCATTGCTGCTTCACGTTCGATAAGATCGTCATCACTAAATCTGTCTTTGTCAGTTACTGACCACGGTTCCATACCGTCGTCAATATCAGCTTGCAGTTGAGGAGCAATAAGCCCATCATAGTTAGTCATAGACCTGGGTACACGTGCAGGCCAAACAAACGGGCGGTAATTACGTTCTGCAAGTTTTTTGTAGATCGTAAACACTGTTTGCGGTGTACCCAGGTACATAATGCGGGAGTCTTCCTTTGGTGTAAGGATAGACTCAGCTTCCGTACAAAGTTGTAGGAGCTTTTCCCGCATCATTTCTGTCATTGAGTTACCAGGAACTTCAACGTCGTCTAGAATCATTAAATCTGCGCGGCTTCCGGTGAGCTGTCCAGTGATGCCCACGCTTTTTACGCTCGGTGCCTGGCTCGGGGAGCAGTTCACATCGAAGCTTATCCGCGACCACCTTGCATCGTCTGACTTGGGCTGTAAATGAGAAAGCCATGGTGTTTCAATGATTAGTTTTTGTAGGAAGATAGACATGTTATCTGCACGCTCCTTAGAAGCGGAGATAATCATTATTTTCTTTTCAGGGTTATTGAAAAGCGTCCAAAGAACGAATGCTCCAGTGATCCAGGATTTTCCAACACCACGGAAAGCTTGTATCTGAAGACGCTTAGGTCCATGTTGAAGATAGTCTGCGATGGCATATTGTGCTTTTGTAGGTTGAGGTAGGTCAAGCTGCTGCCACAAGGCTTGCAGAAACAGCTTGAAATCACCCTGCAAAGCTGTTAAAACATCAGTCATATAGGGTTGGGTGGATATTAGTGTCTAAACCTTTTACGGTCTTTTGTGCTGATTTTAGCAGGATCTTCAGACCCTTCAATAACCATGTTAGTAAAGCCTAGAACCATGCTGCCACCTTCAAAAAAAGGTGTTGCTACAGCACCAATGCCGGTAGCGGCAGATGCTAAACCAGCAGCGTCTAATGCAGCTTCACCTGTGCTAATAGCAGCTTTAACTTTGTTAATAAGTGTAGGATCTTCTTTAGCTACCTGTTGACGAGCTTGTGCTTCTCCTGCAGTAAGTATGGCGCTAGCCGGTCCCATAGCATATTTAATTGCTCTAACAGGAAACCTTGCAGCACCGTTTTTAAACTGTACTTTAGATGCTTTTCTGTATAAAACATCGTCAATATCATCGCCTACTTCTAAAGTAAATCCAGGTTGTTTGCTAGTCGGTTCAAATTTATTGTAAAATTTTTCATCAATAACTCTTACACCGCCAGTTACATCATCAATATCTGTAGTATAACCAGGGTATTTTTTTAGTTTTGATTCTACAGTGTCTTTAAAAACCTTAAAAGGAGGTTCTGAAACACTTTGTCTAGAAGCATCTCCACCTTTATGTAAAGGTTGGTTATGTTCAGCTATGCTAGACTCTCCTTCATAAGCTATTTGATGGATTAAACTGTCGCTGCGTTGTTTAGCAGTACGACGCATAGATTTATCGTAGGCTGCTTCTACGTCTCCTTTAGGTTGGGAACGTTTAGCACGTTGCTTATTGTAAGCAGCTTGGGTTCGTCGTCTAGAAGCTACGTCTCTAGCACGTACACTGCCTTTACCGTCAGCGGCTAAACGTACGCCTTCTGGAGGATCACCGATAGCTTCATAAATTTGAGTGGGTGTTTTTCTACCATGTTCAGCAACGTACGCTCTAGCTCTGTCTTGGTATTCAGCACGTGTTTCGGACATCAGCTAATATGTGATAAAATTAAAGATTCTCTAAGTAGGTTTTTTCCAAATTGCGTTCTCATCCATGAACGCCAATGGTTGCTTCCTTTGTCCTGATTACAACAGGAACACGCTGGTACGACATTTGAGGTAATGTCTTCACCCCCAAGAGAACGAGGATGAACGTGATCAAGTGTAAGTTCGTGTAATTCATAAGTTTCTCCACAATAAACGCATGTACAGCCAAAGTGTTCCTTAATGGCACGCCTCCAGAGGCGTTTAGCTTCAGGTGACGTCATGGTTATTAGGTTATAAAGATAGTGGTCAGGGGTAGGAAGTAAAGGGGTCATGCAGTCCGGCTTGCTCGGTTTCTAGATCGATGTTGGGGACGTCCTTTTGTGGTACTGCCTTTGTAGTGTGCAGCATCCATAGGTGAACCCTTTCTGATCTTCAACTGAGAGCGGAGTCGGTTTGCGTTTACACGCAATGACTTACCATGTGGTGTCTTGTTGTACGCCGCCTGTTGCTTAAGTCTCTTTAGGCGAGCACGAGGATTAGATTTGTAATACGCAGAAGTTTTACCGCTTGCCATAAAGTCTAGATTGAACGAGTTCTGGGTCAACCTCAGGCATGACACTAGCCAACTTAGACAGCGGGTTGCCATCGTAGGCAACACCGCTAATGTCGTTAGTTTTTAACCAGTCACATGCAGCTTTGAGGTCTTGTGTAGTTGCTTCACCGGACTTAATACGGGAAAGAAACTCTTTAGTTACGAGGTTATGCAGTTCATTGAACTGATCCTCCGTCGCTTTTTTCTTTGTCATTAGCTACAATAGGTATTACGTCATGACAAAGGACTTCGACACGACTGCCAGGTCTAAACATAAACCCAGCTTTCATGATTTCCGTACACTTAAGAGCACGAACAAGTTCGTAGTCAAGACGTAGTTTCTGTTCGTGTTTCTTAGCAATACTTTTACACAGCTCAATCATGCTTCCATCAAGCGGAACACTAAAGTTGAGTTGCATACCAAAGTTATTGTTGCGGACGTATCCCGAAGATTCATTGGGGATAGTGTCATTGCCCATGTAAAACGGGCTGAGCTGCATCGTAGCCCCGTTACAACTAACGTTATTAGCAAAGTATTGACGAGACGGTGCTCCGTTGTTTTGGAACTGCACCGCCTGGTTGGTCACATTACCCGTTGCTGCTGCTACGGGGTTAGAGCTGTTTTGAACTGTTGGATCTTCAGCAGCAAACGCAGGCGTTACTGAGAGAAGACCGACAGCGAGGTAGTGGTAGAGGTTGATTCGATAACCTCTTCGATGCTGATGGTCTCCACTACTCCCGCATCCCGAACGACAGTTTCCAGTTGGAACTGTTCGCC